GGCGGGCATACCAAGAAAACAAGCGAAGACTATAAATCTAGGTTTATTTTATGGAATGGGTAAAAATAAATTACAAGCAGAACTTGGTGTTAATAAAGAAAGGGCTGAAGAATTATTTAAACAGTATCATGGTAAAGTTCCATTTGTAAAACAATTAATGGATTCTGTTATGAAACGTGCACAGGACTCTGGAAAAATTAGAACTTTACTTGGAAGACTTTGTAGATTTCATCTGTGGGAACCTAATCAATTTGGAATTCATAAATCCTTGCCGCATGAAGAAGCACTCGCGGAACACGGACCGGGGATTCGTAGAGCATACACTTACAAAGCACTTAATAAATTAATCCAAGGATCAGCCGCTGATATGACCAAAAAGGCAATGATAGAACTATATAAAGAAAAAATTATTCCACATATTCAAGTACATGATGAGTTGGATATATCTGTAAAAGATGATAAAGAAGCTAAAAAAATAGTTAAAATTATGGAATCCGCTGTTGAATTAGAAGTGCCTAATAAAGTGGACTATGAATCCGGTGAAAATTGGGGTAAAATAAAATAGGAGGAAATGTGAATAAAATTATAGATGAAATGAGACATCTATGGAGCTATCATACGTTTAAGATTATAATTAGTATAGCAATCATTAGTGTATTATTGGTAATATTAAAATAATAGGAGGAAACTATGGAAAAAGTTAAACAAGTTTGGAAATGGGCAAAAGCTCATCCACAGACATCTATCATTATAGTGATAGTAGTCATTGCCATTTATTTTTTAGCAACCTAAGAATTTTATGAGAGATGGCTTACCTAAACGCAAACATTCCTGTGACTTACGCACAGATCAGGAGAGAATATCTCTATGACCTTAAAGCCCACCATGGAGA